AAATTGAGAACGGCAGAAGGGAAGGGTTCGATCTCTGCCAGCCACGCGGCCTGCCACCCGAGCGGATGCCATGCCACGCTGGCTGCCTCAATGCCAGAGCACACTGATCCGAAACGCATCATGATGTGACTTTCTCAATGCCCCAAGCAGCAATCAGCGCCGCCTCGGCCTTGCCGTCGTCCTTGACGCGCCTGAACTCCCCGGCCTGCTGGGGCCAGCGGCGGGCGGCCTCGGCGCGTGCGGCGTCCTTGCCGGTGTTCAGCTTCATGGCGCGCTTCCAGCTGGCCGGGGTGACGGTCTTGGCCGGGATGCCCATGCCGGCCAGCACGCCCAGCGCCAGCCCGTAGGCCTGGCCAAAGGCGAACATGGAGCTCACGCCCTGGCCGGGCATGGCGCCAACCTGCTCGACCACCGCGGTGGTGCCGTGGACGTTGTACAGGCGCAGCTCGGCGGCCAGCATCTCGGGGCTGACGCGGCGCTTGGCCTTGCCGTTGCTGACGATCTCGACGCTGGGCATGTCGAAGACCTGCACCAGGCTGCCGTCCGGCTCGAGGATGGCCACCGCGCCCGCGGCGCCTGGGTCGATGCCGATGATGAAGCTCATGCGTTGCGCTCCTTCAGCTTGGCCTTGACGGCCCGGGCGCATTCCCACGCATCAACGGTATTGCTGGCCATCTGGTGAACTTCCTCCTCGCTCAACGAGCGCCACTCGCGGCGGGGTGGGTGGGCGTAGATCGGGACGATGTGCTTTGCGGCTTCGCTGTTTCCGAGGTATTCCTCCAGTTCTTGCCGGGTATCAGTCACCAACGACGGGGTGATCCTGTTGCGTTTCGCGTCGTCAGGTGATTGAACACTGTGCGCCACCGGCTCCTGCTCCTGCTCTACTTGCTGACGAGTCAGACCAGCGGTCATGTTGTCGATTTGAGTCAGTACCCCCATCAAATCTGGAAAGGGCTTCCAGTTCACAGCCGTGGCTTTGTAATGCTTCTCCCAAATTGCAACCGCAAGACGCGAGGCATAGCCATATGCGGCAGGCTCCGGCTGCTCCAGCGCGGCGCGGAGGGCGGTGATGGCGCTCAGGCGGCGTGTGTAGCCAGCCATCATCGGAGGCTCCATAGCTTCCAACGCCTCCAGCGCCTGCTTGGCTGCTTGCCTCAAGTCAGCCATTGCAGAATCCCCCAGCCAAAGCCGACCACAAAGGCCAGCACACCCACCAAGGCCAACAGCACCAGGATGCGGGCGAAGCGCTCAAGTCCTTTGACGTCTTCGATGTTCTCTCTCATGTTTTCACCATCAGTTGGAGGTAAGGGTTGCCGTAATCCTTCCACTTCGCGCCGCGCCGGATGGCCGACACCGTGGACTGGGTGATGCCGTACAGGGCCGCGATGTCGCGCTGCTTCATCCCGTCGATGGCGCGGATCTCGGCCACCTGGGCCTCGGTCAGCTTGCCCCTGCGCCTGGCGCTCTGGGCCAGCTTGCGGCAGCGGGCCTGGTTGGTGTGCATCTGCGTCACCTTGGCGGTGCGCTGCTGGAGCTGCTGCCGGGTGACGGTGATGACGTGCTCGGGGTTCACGCACAGCGGGTTGCAGCAGCGCGCCGTCGCGTAGCGGCCCTCGACCTTCAGCTCCAGCGTCTGCGCGATCACCCGGCGCACCGCCTGGGGCCGGCCGTCGTGGCGCATGACCGGGGCCCGGCTGAGCCGCTGCACCGCGCCCGTCCACTCCCAGCACTCGCCCACCTCGTCGCTGCGGGCCTGCAGGTACGGGATGAGCCAGGTGGTCACTGCAGCGCCTCAAGCTGCTTGAGGCTGGCCGCGATCTTCTTGCGGCTTTCGCGCTTGGCCGGCGTGTCGGGCTTGCTCGGCACCGCGTCCAGGTCGTCGCTCGGCATGTCATCGAACGGCGTGCGCGGGGCCACGCTGCCCGACACCACGGTGGCGCCAGGGAACTCGGCCTTCGTCTCCACCGCGTCGGGCAGGACCGCACCCGGGCACCGGTGCAGCTCGGTGCTGCTGAACACCGGGCCGTAGGTGGTGTCGTGCGGCATGTCGGCCGGGCCGTTGACAAACGTCTTGCCCGACTCGCGGTGCCGATACGCCACCCAGGTGCTGCCGCCGTCCACCGGCTCGGCGTAGGGCACCAGGCCGGGGATCATCAGGTGGTCCTCGCAGCCCTCGCGCTGCTCCTGCACGGTCAGGTGTTCGTTGTGGCTGTCGCAGCGCCATGCTGCATTCTCAACGGGCGACGCATGGCAACACGTCCTGCAGTTGGCCTCCGCAGCCACGCCCTGGTGGCAGTGCTTGTAGAACCCGCAGAACTTGCATTGCCAGTGCGTCGGATCCTCGCTGAGCCTGTCAGGCGGCGCCGTCATGCTGATGAGCTTCTCGGCGCGGGCCAGCAGCTGGTCGAACCTGGCCTGGTCGAACTCCACCCACTCCACGTAGACGTCGTCGGTGTCCTTGTCCACCGCCATGTACAGCGCCCGCGTTAGCTCCATCAGGCCCATGTAGACCTGCATCTGGTCGTAATGCTGCGGCTTGCCTTCGCGCACGCGCTTGGCCACGACGTCCAGGAACGACTTGTGGCTGTGCGTCTTGAACTCCAGCACCGCGGGCGTCTTTGGCCCCTCGGGCAGGCCCTTGGCCACACCGTCCAGGCTGCCGCCAAAGTGCCCGTTGAGCGCGCTGACGCGCCACTGGTCGCCCGTGGCAGGGTCGGTGTCCCAGACCTGGGCGCCGATGCCGCGCAGCTCCTCCAGCAGTCGCGGCTCCTCGCGCTTGCCGGTGTCGAACAAGCGCAGGATGCGGCCCTTGAACTCGGGCTTGAGCACCCAGCGCCAGGTCATCCAGACGTTGCGGTCGCACGGGTGGCCAATCAGACTGGCCCCCATGTGCGGCCGGTGCTCTTGGGGCTTGCTTTCGTACCACCGCACGATGGCGGTGGCCGTGCTGTGCGGAGACTCAGGCAGCGCCGCCATGGTCAACCCCAGGGCCGTGCAGCCTTGGCCGGCGCGGCAGCGGGCGGGGGAGGCGGCGTGTTCTTCAGCTTGGCCGGGCTGACAGGCGCGCCCGTGATGGCGCGGTAGTTCCAGATGACGTTGCGGGTGTCGTCCTTTTTGTCGATGCCCACCTCGGCCACGAAGGGCCTGTCGTGCATCTGCTCGCTGTCGTCCACCTCATCCAGGCCGAGCGCCACACACAGCCGGGCAAGCTGCTCCTGCGCGATCTTCACAGTCTGCAGTGACGGGTTGTCGAGGTTCAGCCGCTCCCAGTGCCGGCGGCCGGTGTGCTCACCCGAGATGATGTGCATCTCGAGCTCCAGGTAGTTCCCGTCGCCGCGTTTCGTGGGCTTGGTGGTGGACTTGACCACCATCATCTCGTACTCACCCGCGGGCAGCGGGCCGTAGGACGTGTTGCGCTCCTCGATCTGGATCGAGCTCGCCTTGAAGTTCAGTGATGCCATGGTTTCAGTTCTCCGTGGTTGCGGTTTCGGGTTCGGATTCGGTGGCGACCGTCTCCAGTTGGATGCCGGCGCCCATCAGTTTGGCCACCAGGGCAGCGCTGGCGGCCTTGACGCCGAATTGCTGGCTGGTGACGTGGCGCAGGGCGCGGGCAGGGTTAGGTGCATCCACCAAACGGGTGTCGTGGTTGGCGGTGTCGGTGATGACGTACAGGGGCATGGTCTTCTCGGTTCAGGTTTGTGATGCCGCCAAAGCGGCTGCGAATGCCTCCCAAGAGAGAGGCATGTTCTTGAGGCCAAACCGGTTGCCGCCCATGTGAGCGGGGTGGGGTTCGACATGGAGAATGCGGTCGCCCGTCGTGCGGGCCTTGGTTTCCTTGTTGCCGTAGCCGGCGTCTGTCTGCGTCGTGACCACGCGGTAGTTGGCCCAGCCGATGACGTCGGCCCACTCCTGCACCAGGGCAGCGGCGCGGTCGTGCAGCTTTAGCACGTACTGGTCGTACCCGTCGTGCAGCGGTGATTCGAAGCGCTTGATCTTGTCGTGCGCGATCAGGATCACGGCCATGTTGCGGCGCTGGCGCAGCTCCTCCAGGCCGTTGAGCAGCGTGCGCCACTCATCAGCCGCGGCCAGGTAGCCCTTGCCATAGCCCGGCGCCTCGATGCTGGCCCACTTGTTCTGCTCACAGACGTGGGCGTGCACCAGGGGCTCGAGCCAGTCGAGCGAGTCCATGAACACGGTGTTGAAGTCGTGCTCTTCCTTCAGCAGCGTGCCGATGGCCTGGTAGACCTCCTGCAGGCTTGAGGCCAGCGGGAAGGCTGAGGCATCGACCGCGTCGGCGCCGTCCTCAGTCAGGATGCCCACCGCGTTGGGGGCGCTGGCCGCGAAGGTGGTCTTGCCCAGTTTGTTCGGGCCACAGATCACGATCTTGGGGGCGCGCAGGCGGCGAGTCTTGGAGATGGAAGCGAGGTTGAAGGCCATGGCTCACTCCTTCCACTTGATGCTGACGCCGGTCTTGGCCGGCTTCGTCTCCACTGCGGCGGCGATCTGCCCCCACAGCTTGGGGCTCTCGTTGCGGATGGCCTTCAGGCGCGTCTCATCGGCCTCGACCTTGGTCTTGACCGGGCGCACGTCGTCAGGCCATGCGCCCGTCAGGGCGATCAGCTTGTCGATGTCCACCTTGTAAGTGACGCGTCCGGTGAGGGTGATCTTGGCGCCGCGGGGCGTGCTGAAGGACTCGCTGCCTTCTTCCTTGGCCGGGTGAAGCTTGAGGATCTTCTCCTCGATGTCGATGCGCTCGGCCTTGGCGGCGTCTTCCTTCTCTTTGGCGATGGCCCATTCAGTGGCCAGTTGGTCTATCGGTTCCATGTGATTCCTTTCGTGGGTCAAAACAGGGCGTCTTCCAGGCCCTTCAGGGCTTCTCGTTGTTGCTGGGAACGGGTGAGTGCCACACCTGTGCCAAAAGGCCACCAGGCGGGACAGGTTGGGGTTCGTCGGCCTTCGGGCGTACACCACTGATCACGGCTTCGTTGGTGGTGAAGCGGTGGCCGTTGCGGCACTCCCGGCGCCGACGTGGCCCGCGCTTGGTGATCACCTCGGTTTGCGCGTCGCATGCGGGGCACCTCACACCAGCACCAAGATCAGGATGATCAGGAGCGTGATGACAACCACAGACGCTGCGCCGAGAAACTCAATCTCGCGGCCGTCGTCGTTCTGGAGCTCGCAGGCCTCGGGTGCTGGGCAGGGCTTGCGTCCCTGGTCGCACGGGCCGGTGCAGTGCTTGCAGCTCATGCAACCACCGCGTAAGCCAGCAGCACGGACATGCCGATGATGGAAGCCCAGGCCACGACGGCCTCGAGCGCAGACATCGGGGCGCGGTAGCGCTCCACGCTGTAGGCCCACTGCCTGTCGCGGGGGAAAGCCTCGCGGAGGGTGCGGGGGAAGCGGCGCGTGGTGTCGTTCACGTTCGGGCTCCGGTTGCGTTGTGTTGCTGTGAATTCTGCTCCACGTTGAGACATTCACAACACAAGCCCGACAAAAATACAGGGACATTGGTCCCTGCGCAAGTCAGCCGGAAGGGGTCAGGGCCGCGGCTTGATCCAAAGAACCATGGACGTCCAAGCGATCTGCGCGTCCGACAGGATCTCCATCGACGGCCACAGCACCAGGTTACAGGTGTCCCTGCGGTAGCCACGGCGGACCACTGCCATCACCTGCTTGCCGTCCGCAGTGGCCACTAAGCAGAGCTGGTCGATGTTCTTTTCAGGAGGCAGTTGGGCCGGCGTAACGAACAGCATCCACCTATCTTTGATTGACGCGTGCGATCGCACCTGCACCGCGTAAGTGCCCACAGGGCAGTCGGCCGGGCCCTTGGCCAGGTCGTGCGTGCCTCGAGGCATGAGCGTCACGGCACCGTGCTCGTTGACGTGCGCTGCCACGGGGCTGTTGTGGATATCCTCGCTCACCTCAATGCCTGCGTTGCGCAGCACTTCGTTGAGCGGAACGCCAAGGATCACCGAGATCTGATGCGCATCATGTGGCGTGATCTTTCGCTGACCCTTGAACATTAAGGAGACGGCGGCAGGGTCGATATCCAGCATCTTGGCCAACTTTCGCTGAGACAGTTGCTTGTCTTGTAACCGTTCGCGGAACCACTGAGTGTTCATGTTCGGGGGCCTTTTCGGCAGCTATTTCCAGGTGCGGGCATGGTGACATCTGCTCTACGTTGCGTCAAACGCAAGATAGACTAGCCCTTGCGATTGCGCAATTCACAACCTGGAGCGAACATGCCAATTCCCACGATCCACACCATGGACCCAGCCTACGGCGTCATTGAGCGCCTCGGTGGCAAGGCCGATGTGGCCCACCACCTGAAGCTGGACAAGTCAACGCTGAGCCGCTGGTGCCAGCCGCGGCCTGACGGCACAGGCGGCCAGATCCCGCAGCGCCACTGGCCTGAGCTGCTTGAGATGGCGCGCGCCAAGGGCGTGACCATCGAGATCAAGGAGCTTGTCGCAGTCGAGGTCTGAGCATGGTCATCGGAGCAACCACGATGACCAACAGCGACTTTCTGGCCGAGCTTCTCGGCGATCTCACATCGGGCACTCACGGCTGGGTATGTACTTTCCGCGCCGACCCGAGCAAAGCGCCTCCCGACGTCTGGTCAGGGCGGCCGTACCGAGGGCTTCCTGCCCAGGCTGGCCTCATCGACAAGGCCACACAAGACAACACCTACTTCTGCACCGGAGTCCTGCGCGCCACTGACGACGGCGAGATCGTCAGGCGCAAGGAGGCTTTCGTCAGGCTGGCCGTGCTGCTGCTGGACGACGTGCAGATGGACGACGTCAAGGGCTACAGCTACGCGATCCAGACCAGCCCGGGCAAGTTCCAGGTCGGCATCCTCTTGGACCCGGCCGATCCCGACACCGCCAACCAGGCCCTGATCGACCGCGTGATGTCAGCGCTGGCCGCCCGGGGCAGATCGAATGACGCCTCAGGCAATGCGCTGGTCCGATACGGGCGCCTGCCCGTGGGCTGCAACACAAAACCCCGAGCGGCCGGCACCTGGCAGGTGCAGCTCGAGTCCTGGCAGCCCAAGGTGCGCTGGAGCTTGGCCGACGCCTGCGACGCAGTGGGCATTGACCTGGACGCGCTGCGCGCCACGGTCACACGTACAGCCGAGCGTTCATCAACGCATGCAGGCACGGGCACACATGCGGGCGAGTTCCTGCAGGGCCTGACCGGTGCACCGAGCGAGCGGGCCTATCACGACAGCCTCACGCGCATGGCAGCGTCATTGGTGGCTGGCGGGATGTTCCCTGGCGCTGCCGTCGAGCACCTCTACAGCCTGATGGACGCGGTGCGCCCGACAGGGCCCGAGGAGGAGGTGCGCAGGTGGGAGGCCAGGCGGGCTGAGATTCCGCGGGCTGTGCGGTCAGCGGAGAAGTTCGCGCCGGATGAGCGCAAGCCGCCGGCCATCACGGTCAACCTAGCGCCGCCTGTTGAGCAACAGGAGACGAAGAGCGACATCCAGCCCATGGACTGGGGCGTGCTCGAGCATGAGACGCCCGAGCCTCCAGCCTGGCGCCTGGATGGCTGGCTGCCTGAGGGCACGGTCACGCTGCTGGCTGCCAATGGCGGTGTGGGCAAGTCCAACCTGAGCCTGCAGCTGGGCGTGGCGCTGGTGCATGGCCAGCAGTTCATGGACATCGCCACCAAGCCGAGCCGGGTGCTGGTGCTGTCAGGCGAGGACGAAGCGCGCACCGTCCACTTCCGCGTGGCCAACATCTGCCAGGACATGCAGGTGCCCATGGCCAGCCTGGCCAACCGCATGACGGTCTACGACCTGACGCAGCAGGACTGCGTCCTCTGGCGCGATGGCCACCCCACCGAGCGCATGCAGTGGCTGGCTGACCAGGCCGTGAGGCTCAAGGCTGAGGTCATCGTCATCGACAACGCGTCTGACGTCTTCGCGGACAACGAGAACGACCGGACGGCCGTGCGCGGCTTCATGCGGGCGCTGAACCTGATCGCCCATGTGACGCGGGCCGCGGTGCTGCTGCTGGCGCACGTGGACAAGGCCTCAGTGCGCATGGGCGCGGGCCAGGACACCAACTCAACCTTCAGCGGATCCACAGCCTGGAACAACTCAGCGCGCTCACGCTGGGCCATGGTCCGCGATGGCCAGACCGTGACCATCAAGCATGAGAAGTGCAACCTGGGTCCGCTGCAAGAAGAGATCCGCGTGGAGTTCGACTCAAGCTCCAAAACCTTTAAGCGCTTCGGCACCGTGCCTGGCGCCACAGCTGCGGCCGCGCTGATGAGGAACGGCCAACGCGTTGCGGTAATGCGACTGCTGCTCGAGGCTGAGCGGGCTGGCCAACGCGTCAGCCTGTCAGCCACCGCCAACAACAACGCTTGGCTCGCGCTGCACGGCGCTGAAGGCTTTCCACGCATCGACCGGCGTGACCTGTTCTCGATGCTGTTCGACATGCAGCGCGACGGGCTGGTGGAGGAAAGCGAGTACGTCAACGACCGCAAGAAGTACCGCTGCCTGGTGCTCACTGAGGTAGGCAAGTTACGGGCTGCGCAGGGCTCAGGCGCGCCGGCTATGTGGCGCGGCACGGGCTCAAGTCATGACGATGAGTGAGGGGCTGCGCGTGCTGCGCGCGCGCTATGCGGTCGCTATGCGGTCGCATGCGGTCGCAGATCGGGAAAAGCAAAGCCCCCGCCGCCCATGGCGGGGGGCTTTTCCCCTGCGTTGTGAGTGCGCGCGCTCGCTCTTAGTAGGGGTGTGGGGAGCACGCGCACGCAGTCGCAGGCGGTCGCAGAGCTGGGCTGGCGGGTGGGCTAAAAGTGTGAGAATCTCTCCATGATGACGACGGAGCAATGTGAGCGGCCGGCGGCCGGAAAAATTCCGAGCGAGATCCGGCGGCAGCGGCCGGCGCCCAACGGGCAGGCCCTGCCAGTGGGCCGCGCCAAGGGCACGCCCAACCGCCTGACCGTCGCGCTGAAGGACGCGGTCGAGCGCGCAGCCCGCGACTGCCACCCGCAGGGCCTGGCCGGCTGGCTGGTGGACCGCGCCAACGGCAGCATCGGTGACCGGCAGATCTTCGCGGCCGTCGTGTCCAAGGTGATCCCGCTGCAGATCCAGCAGCACGTGCAGGGCGGCATCAGCATCAACCTCAACTGGTTGGGCGGCCGCCAGATTGGCACAGTCACGGCACAAACCGTGGAGCACAAGCCGCAAGTCGTTGATCTGATTGAGCAATCCGCCGACAAGTACCGGATTGTTGATCAGCACACAGCACCGGCACAGGCGGCGGCAGGGGTCGCAGGAGCGCCTGACAAGGGCGGCACGTAGGGTGGACAGGGCGGGGCCGGGATCGTGCAGCCTGGGCCACGCCAGCCCCCGGCGCGGGGCATGCACGGGGGCGGCGCGGCCACGGCGCCCGTGGGCCGACCCCCATCCCCCCGTCGAGCCGGTGGTGGGGGCCTCGCTGGAGCTGGGGCCCCCCCCCGAAATTTCTGAAAGTTGCACAGGCTCATTGAGCCATTCTCACCATGCCCGACCCCATCAACCACCCCGCGCACTACACCGTCCACCCCAGCGGGGTGGAGTGCATCCAGATCACCGAGCACTTCAACTTCAACTGCGGCAACGCTATCAAGTACGTCTGGCGCGCCGGCCTCAAGACCGAGAGCCCCATCGAAGACCTGCGTAAAGCCGCCTGGTACATCAACAGGGAGATCCAGAGGCTAGAAAAAGCATGAAGCTGCAGGAGTACCAGCCGCGGCAGGTGTTCCTGCCCTTGCACAACCGGACCAAGCGCTGGACGGTCGTCGTCGCGCACCGGCGCGCGGGCAAGACGGTGGCCATGTGTGCGGACCTGGTGATCGGCGCGCTCGAGACGGCGCTGCCCAAGCCGCAGTTTGCGTACCTCGCCCCCCAAAGAGATCAGGCCAAGCGGGTGGCCTGGGGTTACCTCAAGGACTTGACGAAGGACTTGTGGGCCAAGCCGCCGAATGAGTCGGAGCTGAAGATCACGATCAGCAACGGCCACGGGGGCGAAAGCACGATCTACGTCGCGGGCGCGGACAACTACGACGCGCTGCGGGGGATGTACTTTGATGGGGTGGTGCTGGACGAGGTGGGGCAGATCCGGCCGAGCGCCTGGTACACCGTCCTGCGGCCCGCGCTCAGCGACAGAAGAGGCTGGGCCATCTTCGCCGGCACGCCTGCGGGCAAGAACATGTTCTGGAACCTGCGCGAGGAGGCGCGGCTCAACCAGGGCACGCACCTGCTGCTCGAGCTGCCAGCGAGCCTGACCGGGATCATTCACCCGGACGAGCTGCGCGACGCGAAGGCGCAGATGACCGAGGACGCGTTCCTGGTCGAGTACGAGTGCAGCTTCGATGCGGCGGTGCCGGGCGCGTACTACGCCAAGCAGATCAGCGAGATCTACGGCCTGGGCCGCGTTGGCGACTTCAAGCCGCAGGCCGACATGCCGGTGCATCTGGTGGCGGACCTGGGCTACACGGACTCATGCAGTTGGTGGGGCTGGCAGGAGACGCCTGACGGATACCGCATCGTTGACTTTTACGAAGACGACAACCAGCCGATCCAGCACTACATCGACTGGGTCAAGAGCAGGCCGTACAAGGTGGGCCAGGTGCATCTGCCGCACGACGCGAAGGCCAAGAGCCTGCAGACGGGCAAGTCGATCATCGAGCAGTTTCTCCAAAGTGGCATCCGGCCGAGCCTGGTGCCTGAGATGAGCCTGCAAGACGGGATCGAGGCGGCGCGTCTGGTGCTGAACCGGTGCTACTTCCATGAGGAGGCGACCTACGACGGGGTGGAGCACCTGCGGGCGTACATGCGGGAGTGGGACGAGAAGACGCAGACCTACCGCAACAAGCCCAAGCACGACCAGCACAGCCACGCCGCGGACGCGTTCAGGTATCTGGCGCTTGCTGCGCGTCCGGTGGTGGGAAAATCGAAACACGATGAGAGTCGGCCAGTGCGCAACATCGGGGGGGCCCATTACGCGTTCAGTTTGGACGACATCTGGGACACCGGGCCGCAGTCGAACCAGAGGATTGGGTGATGGACGAAGGCAAGATCGTCAGCGCCAGTGACTTTGATGCCAGCCCGACGGGCATGGCGCAGCGCTGGGGCACGGAGATCGAGGCGGCTGACCAGGAGCTGAGGAAGTTCCACGACGAGGCGCGTCGGATCGTCCAGCGTTACCTGGACAAGCGTGACGCCTACGGCAAGGACGAGAGCAAGGTGAACTTGTTCTGGTCCACGATGAAGGTTCTGCTGTCGATGCTGTACGCCAGGCCGCCCAAGGCTGACGTGTCGCGGACGTTCCAGGACTTTGAGGACGACGTGGCGCGGGTGGCGGGCACGATGCTGCAGCGCATCCTGAACCGCGGCTTCGATGACGACACCTCGAACTGGGACACGAACGTGCGCCAGGGCATTGAGGACTGGCTGGTGGTGGGGCTGGGGCAGATCTGGCTGCGCTACGAGGTCAAGACTGAGCCCTACGTGATCCCGGCGCAGGTGGACCCGATGACGGGGATGGAGCTCGCGCCCGAGCAGGAGGCCGAGCGGATCGTGGATGAGGACGCCCCGTGCGACTACATCTACTGGGAGGACTTCTACTGGTCGCCGGCCAGGACCTGGGGCGAGGTGCGGTGGGTCGCCCGGCGCGTCTACATGACCAAAGACCAGCTTGAGGCGCGGTTTGGGGCTGAGATTGCGTCGGTGGTGCCTCTGGGCAAGGCGAAGAGCCAGGCCAACGTCAACGACCAGGTGGTCAAGCACGATCCGTGGAGCAAGGCCGAGGTCTTTGAGATCTGGTGCAAGGAAAACCGCAAGGTTTACTGGTACACCAAGGGCGCGGACGTCATCCTGGACGTCAAGGACGACCCGCTGCAGCTCGATGGGTTTTTCCCGTGCCCCAAGCCGGTGGCGGCCAACGTCACCAGCTCCAACTTCCTGCCGCGTGCGGACTACGTGTTCGCGCAGGACCAGTTCAACGAGCTGGACGAGATCAACACCCGCATCACCTGGCTGACGCGTGCGGCCAAGGTGGTGGGCGTGTACGACAAGTCGGCCGAGGGCATCCAGCGGGTGTTCCAGCAGGGCGCCGAGAACCAACTGATTCCGGTGGACAACTGGGCCCTGTTCGCTGAGCGCGGCGGGATCAAGGGTCAGGTGGACTGGATCCCGATCGACCAGGTGACCAACGCGATCGAGCGCCTGCGGCAGTACCGTCAGGACAAGGTGATGCAGATCTACGAGGTGCTGGGCATCTCGGACATCATGCGTGGCAGCTCCAAGGCCAGCGAGACGGCCGCGGCGCAGCAGATCAAGGCCCAGTTCGGCTCCACGCGGATCCAGTTGAGCCAGTTCTACATCGCTGACTGGATCAGCCAGGCGCTGCGGATCAAGGCCGAGATCATCTGCAAGCACTGGCAGCCCGAGACGATCCTGCGGCGCTCCAACATCGAGCGCACGCCCGATGCCCAGTTTGCGGGCCAGGCCATCCAGCTCCTGAAGGACGAGGAGATGGCCGAGTACCGCATCAACATCGAGGCCGACAGCATGGCCGCGCTGGACTGGGCGTCCGAGCGGGACGCGGCCGTGCAGTTCATGCAGGGCCTGGGCGCGTTCATCAGCCAGACGGCGCCGATGGCCCAGCAGGTGCCCGAGGCCGGGCCCTACCTGCTGCGGATGATGCAGTGGGCCGTGAGCAAATTCCGAGTGTCGACCCAGATCGAGTCGATCTTGGACCAGGCCGCGGCGGGCATGCAGCAGCAGCTCATGCAGCCCAAGCAGCCGCCTCAGCCGGCGCCTGACCTGGTGATCCAGGCTCAGATCGAGCAGGAAAAGATTCAGTCGAACGAGCGCATTGCGGCGATGGAGGCGCAGAGCGACGAGAAGGTGGCGGCGCTGAAGGCGACGGTGGAGCTGCAGAAGGTCGAGATGCAGGCCAAGTTCGACCAGATGGCGGCGCAGTTCGATCAGCTTATGACGATGTTCGGCGCCAACCAGCAGCGCCAGCAGATTGACGGGCTGTCTGGAGAGGTCAGCAAGTTGGCGCAGGCCAGCGTCGAGGGCCAGCAGCAGAACAGCGCGCAGATGCAGCAGTTGCTGCAGACGGTGTCGAAGAAGAAGCGCCGCATTCCGATCCGCGACGCGATGGGTGACATCGTTGAGGTGCGAGAGGAAGACGACGACGAGGGTGTCCCTGGCGTGCCGCCTGGGATGCCTGGGATTGGGATGAACTCACCATTGGGGATCAACTGACATGCCAAAGAGCACAACTTTCTGCAATGACGTCCTGAAGTTGATCTTCAACGGGACTGCCATTGCCAACATCGCAGACAACGCCGGCACGTCGCCGCTGACCAACCTGTACCTGAGCCTGCACACCGCAGACCCGGGCATCGGCGGCGCCCAGACGACCAACGAGACGAGCTACACCAACTACGCCCGCGTGGCCGTGTCGCGCACCAGTGGCGGCTGGACGGTTTCGACCAACACCTCGACCAATGCCGCCTTGGTGCAGTTTGCGCAGTGCGGGGCCACGGGCGCCACGCTGACGCATGTGGCCATCGGCACAGCTTCCAGTGGCGCGGGCAAGGTGCTGTATGCCGGCTCGCTGAACTCATCGCTGGCCGTGGCCAACGGCATCCAGCCGCAATTCCAGGCTGCAGCGCTCACCGCCCAGGAGACGTGAGATGACCTACCGATGCGCGCACTGCCAGCGCGTGCTGGCCACCGAGAGCACGCCCGAGCCCTGCCCGGACCACCCCGATGCCGGCATCGCGGTGGACATGAGCGCAACCGTCTACGGCGAAGGGCACGCCGAGTGAGGCCAGCATGTGGCGAGCCACCTGTCGCGTGTGTGGAATCTTCACCCGGATCCTGCAGCCCGAGGATGAGTGCCACGTCTGCGGCTGCTCCGGTGACTACGAGATCGTGATCGACACGGTGGACTGATGGCCTACACCTCCGTCAAGGCGCTGGTGGACGCGGAGCTGGCTGGCCAGAGCGCGTTCCACACCTTCCGCAAGGTGCCCAACCAGGCCACCGCGGCGGGGGTGTGGTTTGACCTGAGCATGAGCCCAGGCAACCCGGTGCCGAATTACTACGCCGCCACCGCGGTCACGTCCGTGGCCATGCGCCAGAGCGTGCAGGGCGGCATTCCGCACGGCGGCAACGTGGCGCAGCTCGGCCAGAGCAAGTACGTCAAGACCATCATGGCCATGACGCAGACGGCCACCGCGGCGCCGCTGCCCATGATCCTGTGCGACTACCAGCTCTTCTACCCGTTCGTGGACATGTCGATCACGGACTGGCAGGAGATGACCAACACCGTGGCGCTGCCGCGCCCCACGGCCACGCCGCCGCAGATCATGGCCGTCATCGTTGCGGCGCCCACGGGCGCCAGCATTCGCTTCCGGGTGCAATACACCAACAGCGCCGGGGTCACGGGGCGTCTGACGCCGCTGGTCAGCACCACGACGCAGGTCGTCAACGGCACCATCATCAGCGGCTCGCCGGCCACGGCCTTTTCGGCCGGCCCGTTCCTGCCGCTGCAGCCCGGCGACCGCGGCGTGAGCGCCATCGAGGCCGTGCAGTTCGAAACGGCTGACGTGGGCCTGCTGTCGTTCGTTCTGGTGTCGCCCGTCGAGAGCCTGGCCATCCGCACCATTGACGCGCCCGTGGAGCGCGTGCCGTTCACCGACATGGCCGACATGCCGATCATCGTGGACGACGCCTACCTGAACCTCATCTGCTACCCAAACGGGTCGCTTCAAAACGCAAACATCAACGGCTACTTGCAAACCGTGTGGGGATGACATGACGATTCAATCGATGGACCAGATGATCAACGCTCTGACGAGCGGGTCAACCAACCGGACGGACTGGAACAAGAACTGGCTGGGCGCCGCTGCCCAGGCCGCCGGCCTGTGGTACGACCTGAGCATGGGCGCGGGCAACCCGCCGCCCAACGCCGTCATCGGCTCGACCACCAACCTGGCGCAGCAAAACGTCAGCGAATCCACAACGACCACGGCCACCACTGCGGCCACCAGCGGCAGCATCTCGGGCACCACGTTCACCGACACCACGCACGGCACGGGCCGCTTTACGGTCGGCATGGTGCTCACCGGCACGGGTGTGGCTGCGGGCACGTTCATCACCGCGCTGGGCACCGGCACGGGCGCCAACAACGGCGGCACCTACACGGTCAACATCTCGCAGACGGTGACGTCGCAAACCATCACCGGCACGGCCTACCCCAACGGCATCGCCCACGGTGGCAACGTCTCCACGGCGGTAAAGAACCTGCTCAACGCCAGCGTGTTCAGCGCCGCAGCAACGACGGCGCCGGCGGTGTTCCTGCTGTACGACATGCTGGCCACGTTCACCATCAGCAGCGTGACCACCACGGGCGCGCAGAACTTCACAGGCGCGGCAGCCTGGCCTCGCTACGCTGACGGCCAGGGCGTGCGGGCGTTCCTTACGCCCAGCGTGGTGATGGGCGCCGGCACTCCCACCGTGCGCCTGGGCTACACCAACCCGGCCAGTGTCTCGGGCCGTCTGACGCCGGCTGCGCCGTCACTGCCCCTCATCAACGCCACGGCGCCGGTCGGCTCAGTGCCCTACAGCGGCACCGGCGCGGGCAAGTACGGGCCTTTTATTCCGCTGGAGGCAGGAGACACGGGCATCAAGTCAGTGGAGAACATCAACTTCAGCGCCACGATGACATCGGGCTGCATGAACCTGGTGATCTGCCGCCCGCTGGCCTACATCCCTGTCACCACGGTGGGTGTGGCTGCCGAGCGCGACTTCCTGAACCAGTTGCCCAGCCTGCCCACCATCCAGGACGGCGCGGTGCTGCACTGGCTGATGTACGCCGGTGCGGCCACGCCGGCCAACAGCGCCTTCTACGGCCACCTCGATACCGTCTGGGGCTGACATGCTCCTCGGCAACCATTCGGTCCTGAGCAAGATGCCCGTGAGGTTTCGCGGGGGCTCAACCACGGCTGTCGAGGTCAACGTCATCGCCAACTACCAGGGCAGCGGCCCACGGCGCAACCGCTTCTATGTCAGCGGCCAGACCACGGCCTACAAGACGCTGGCCGTGCCCACAGGCTACTACCCACCAGGCACCTGGATCATCCCCCAGGTGTCGGGCGAGATGGGCGCGGTCAATGCGCTGGTGGGTGTGGGCAGTGCCACCGCCAACCTGGCGGGCGGGCGCAACGCGCAGGCCACTGTCACCGGCGCGGGCGACATCACCAACGCTTTGGCGGGCCTGATCGTCTCGCTGGCAGCCACCATCAGTGGCAGCGGCGATCTGACCGACGCAGACCTCAAGGCGTTCCTGAACGCGGTGGCCACGCTGGCCGGCAGCGGCGACCTGTCTGCGGCCATCGGGGCCATCGCCTCGGTGACGGCCAGCGCCAGCGGCGCCGGCACACTGGCCGGCACGTCCACCGCCACGGGCGCGCTGGGCGCCACCATTCGCAGCTACGGTGACCTGACGCCCGAGGGCCTGGCCAACGCCGTCTGGTCGGCCATCGCCGCGCAGTACAACGTCAGCGGCTCCATGGGCGAGCTGCTCAACAGCGCAGGCGCCGCGGCTGACCCGCTGCTGGGCATCGTGGAGGGCCCGCTGACGCTGCGCGACGTGCTGCGCATCCTGCTGGCCGTGAATGCGGGAGATGCCACGGGCCTGGAGGGCGCCAGCATGGTCTTCAAGAGCCAGGACGGCACCGTGGACCGGGTGGAGGCCTCCTATGCCTCTGGCGCCCGCACCATCAACGTCATCGACCCGTCGTGAGCTACTTCGGCCTGACCTTCGGAGAGTACCCCGGGCGGTGGTGGGGCCAGGCCTTGGCGCCGCCGCCTGTGGTGGTCTTTGCCGGTGGCGATGACGCCCCCAGGCGCAGGCGGGCCAAGCCGCGCGACTTTGAGCAGGAGCGCAAAGAGGCGGCGCAGCTGCGTCGTTTCCTTGAGCGGCTGCTGGAGCCTGTGGAGGTGGCCGCCGAGGTGGTCACTGCGCCTGATGTGGTGGCGGTGGTGCCCAAGCGGGGGCAGGACATCGTGGTGCCCGTGCCCCCGGCCTTCAGCGTGGCCGAGGTGTCCGAGGCCGTGATGTCGGTGCTGCGCCAGCGGTCTGTCGAGTCCAAGCGCCTCAGGGCTGCGGATGACAGGCTGCGGGAGATCGTGGCGGCTGCCAAGGCTGAAAATGCGCGCCAAGCGTTGCGGAAACGTCGACGCGATGAGGAATTCCTGTTGTTGATGTGAGGCACTGAATGAGCCTGTTCCCCATAGTTGATGGTCGGGCGCGGTTCGACGCGTCAGCCAACGCAGACAGCGACCGTTACTCCGCGGGAATCCGCTTCACGCAGGAGGGCGCGGCGCGCTCGATGACGAGCGCCGGGACGTTCTTCAACCAGGGCATCCCGATGTCTGCCAGCGGCCAGGTGGCGCTGGTGGACGCGTCCTCGGGCCTGCCTGCCAACGTGGTTTGGCTGAGCGGCCTGCCCATCAGCAACGACAGGGTCTGCATCAGCAACAAGCCGGTGTCGATCGTGTCCAGCGGCATTCCGTATGACTCTGCAGGAGCGGTCGCGGCCACGGTGGCGCCGATCACGTTGGAGGCGACGCTGGATCTTGTCTTCGCAGGTTCGGCTGAGAACTTGGGCCAGGCGGGCCCCTCTCTCGATTTGAATTTTGTGGCGGGCACCTACTGCTCGACCTGCAGCTACACCGTTTGGGAGTAACTCATGGCACTGGTTTGCAAGAACTTCAGCGACATCATCACCTTCACCCGTGCCAGCACGGCCACGTACTTCGACTCTGCCGGTGTGCTGACCACCGCTGCCATTGACGCTCCACGCTTCGACTTCAACCCCAGCACGCTGGCGGCTCAGGGGCTGCTGAGTGAAGAGTCTCGCGCAAATTTGCTGTTGCGTAGTGCTGAATTCGATAACGCAACATGGAATAAAAGTAACGCCAGAGTTACCGCTAACGCAGCAACGGCTCCAGATGGCGGCGCAAACGCAGACAAGCTGATCGAAAATGCAGGGACTGGAACAAAGCAAATATTTCAACCCGGAATTTCTTTTGTATCCGGAACGGCATATACATACACAGTTTTTGTAAAACAAGCCGAGCGTAGTTTTGTCTATATTGTCGGAGCAAGTGGTGTATTCAGCGCTGCGCCAGCAGGTTCGGTTAACCTGTCTTCCGGCGCAATTGTTCAAACGCCATCTGGCAATTCTTCTGCTCTAACCGTAAGAAACGTAGGAAACGGTTGGTTTAGGATTGAATTTACCGCTACCGCCACAAGCACTACAAACGCCGCTGGATTTGATATTCGTCCTTCGCTGAACGGCACTGATCTCGGGTCTTACACCGGCGACGGCACCAGCGGCATTTTTATCTGGGGCGCTCAACTTGAAGCCGGAGCCTTCCCCACCAGCTACATCCCCACCACCACCACTGCCCTCACGCGCTCTGCTGATGTGGCTTCAGTGAATACGCTGAGTCCTTGGTATAACGCGAGTGCTGGAACTGTTTACGCTGGGCTGCAACGATACGCTCTGATACCTTCTACAGCGCTTGCTAATGCGTGGGCTTTGTCAGACAACACCAATAATGAAAGATTTTTAGCGTACAACACCGGATCTGTTCAAACGATGGATTTGGCTGTTACAGACGGAGGCGTTGCGCAAGCAACGTTAGTTGCCCCCAATGCAATTACAGCAAACGCAACTATAAAAACTGCATTTGCGTACGCAGTAAACGACTTTGCTTTTGTTAGGGACGCGGGTGTGGTGCAAACTGATACGTCTGGAACATTGCCAACTGTTGACCGTCTTTATATTGGTGCCAATGCAACTGGCATCGGGCAGTGGACAAGTCACATCCGCCGCATCACCTACTACCCCCGCCGCCTGAGCAATGCCGAGTTGCAGGCCATCACGGCGTAAGGAGCAACCATGTACCACGACTACTACCTGAAGTTCAAAGACGCCGAGGAAGCGAACGAGGTGCTGTTCACCATCGTTCCATCGGGTTTCCCGACAATGAAAACTGTGCCGGGTACGAAGTACCTTGTGAAAGGCACGGCGGAATACGACTTTGAGGACTACACCACGTTCGACCCACCAGAAGGCGCGGAGGTGCTGGACTCTTGGCCCGAGGATCAAGAGATTGTCGATCCGGATGCGCCGCCGCAAGGTTTGTGGGTGCCTCGGTATGCAGCTGTGGATGTCATCGGCACGATCTACAAGCCCACGGGCAAGGTGTTGAAAACACCGGAGGGCCCGGTGGACGAGATGAAGCCCCTACCCGGCTGGCATGTCAACGTGCGGCACACTGCCGAGGCTCCCGAGTTGGACGCCTACAAGGTTGAGGTGAAGACGCCGAGCAGGATGTGGGCGTGAGGTAAACATGGACGCACAGGCACTGATCGCAGCCCTGCGTGACAGGGCGCGCAAGTTCGTCTCCCTGGACACGCCCGAGGACGCTGACCTGGGCGACATGGCCATCGACATCGCCACGGGCTTCCTGCCGGTGGTGGGCACGGCCCAAGCCGGTCGCGACTTCGAGCGCGCTAGGCGCGACAAGGACAAGCTCGGCATGGCCTTGGCCAGCCTAGGAGCGGTGCCGGTGGTGGGCGGTGTGGCCAATGCGGCCAACAAGGCGCGCAAGGGGGGCAAGGCGGCTGAGGAGGCTGTGAAAGTTTTGCGCGGGCCACGCGCTGAGGCTTTGGAAACGGCCCGGCAGAACGCAGTCAAGATGCTGGGGCTGCCTGAGAACAACACGGCGATGGATCGTGCGCGGGCGCTGGGATTTGAGACAGCGCCCAGCAAAACCACGTATCACGGCGCACGCGGTGAGATTGCCGGCCAGATTGATCCTGCCAAGTCGGATTTTGGTTTCCACACCGGGACGTTGGATCAGGCTGAGAGTCGCCTCAAGGCTTTTGCGCGGCCAATGGAGGTGTTTCCAGAAGGAGCCAACGTCCTGCCCCTGATGAAAAGCCGATACGCAAACATGCTGCGTGTAGCAGATGAAGGCTCATTCCACGCCGATGCTCTTGCGCCTCAACTGGCAAAGAAGGGGGTTGTCAGCAAGGACTGGGCGAAGCGCGCAGTCAAAGACATTGACGGCGACTGGAGGAAGGCTGCGGAGTACGACGAGATTCTGCGACGCGCGATGCGAGAGAACGATTACCACGGCATCCGTTACTCCAACGCACAAGAGGGCTCTGGCACTTCCTACGCTTTTAGTGACCCATCTGTCCTTCGCTCTCGCTTCGCCGCCTTCGACCCTGCCAAGGTCAATGACAACGACCTGCTGGGCCGAGCAGACCCAAGGCTTCTGGCGGCAATCGCTGCCGGTGGTCTTGGCACCGCAGCCGCCGTTTCCGCCCTACGCAACCGCAAGAAGGAAGAGGAAGAGGCCACACGATGACCCGCCGCCGCTACATCCAAGACCGCCACACCGGAGAGTTGATCGAAGTCACTGCCGACCACCGCGAGCCGATGCGCAACGACGCCGGCATCCTGTGGGGCGACCGTCACTACGACGGCCTGCAGGCCACTGACGGCAGCGACATCAGCACGCGCAGCAAGCACCGCGAGTACATGCGGGCCAACAACGTAACGCTGGCCGACGACTTCAAGGACACCTGGGCGCAGGCCCGGGCACAGCGTGAGCGCCTCTATACCCAGGGCGGCACGTTCTCTCGACGCGACGTAGAGCGCGCGATCCATCAACTCCAAAACAGGTAACACCCCATGAGCGAACCCACGACCCTGCGCGACTCCATTGAGGCCGCGCTGGATACCGCAGCGCCTGACACGGCGCCCGATCCCATTTCGCAGCCTGCTCCGTCTGGGAGTGACCCGGGCGAAGAGCGGGGGAGTTCCCCGGCGACGCAGGCTGCCTCCTCCAAGAATCAGAACCTGGACGAACTGGCCGAGGGGCAAAAGCCTCTCTTCCTT